TCCTGTGGTGGTTGTTCCACCACCGTTTGTGATGGTTCTGGCACGTTCGGTGATAACCAGCCGACTTCTTTAAGTGCAGCAGTTATTTGTGGTGATTCAAGCGTCTTACTACCCAACAATGATTTAGCGTAACTATCATAAAGTGGGTCAATAGCATGGCGTATGTCAGCCGAAATATTAGCACTTAATTTTTGATTGAGTTCGCTTAACACCATTTGAATATCACGATTAAGCGTGTTGCCATACATGCCTTGAATTTGTTCGATTGATGATTGCTGGTCGCCTTGTCCGTTCAAATAACTATCCGGCATTTGTAACGCTTTAGCGATTTGTGTTGAAGTCCAATCGACTTGTTGTAGCAATGAAGCAATATTACTTTTAATTTCAAGTGGTGTTAATTTTTCACCAGGCATTAAAGTAACCGGAACGCCGCCAGATGTTTGTAGTTGCTTCATCAACGTTTTGGCACGTGCCATAGCATATTTATCGTCAACCTGTCCCGGCAACTCCAACGTACTATTAACACTAACTGATTGAGCCAACGCACTCAAAGTTAGTTGATCAGATTTCTTTTTGATATCCAATGTATTAACCAATGAGTATAGTGGACTAATTCCAGTCATACCATTCATGGAAAAATAGCGAAGATGAATCATGTCACTTGACGGAACCTTATCGATTATTCCAATATTAGGCTCGTCAAACGATAGCGTGTAAATCAAACCTGAACCATCAGATAACTGGAATGTTTGAACCTGTGACGGTCTTAAATATTCCCAATGATCGTCAACACCATTTGTGTTTCGCCAACGATAAGCAAATGCTTCACCACCCAAAATCATTTGAGCAAACATTGTTACCCAAAACGTTCTCGAATTAGCAACCTTTGATGGATTATCTAGTATGCCTTGAAGTCTTGGCTTATCAGCAATCAATTTAGCACTCGCTAAGTCGCCTGATAACTGTGTCACGGCTGATTGTATGTCAGGATTTTTCAAAGCGTCCCAAGCGCTAATATACGTGCCATTATCGGGCGTTAAAAAACTCAATACGTCTTGCCAATCACTAATTCCAACCGGTTGAGCAGTAGTTGCTGTTGAGTCTCTTATTTTAAAGTTAGAATGAAACAACGGCATTAAGCATTACCCCCTTTCTCTTTTTGGTCACTAAGCCATTCTGATAGCCAACCGGTAACACCAAATGATAGTGCTAAAGTAAACCACAGTAATGGCTTGTAGATGCAAAAAGCGCCATAATTGATGAAACCTGCTGCTAAAACGTAGCACAACACATCAAAATAGCGCTTAATCACTCGTGAAATTGTCTTAAATATCATCTAAAAACTCCGGATCTATTGCGCCTTTACGCAACCCTTCTTGTATTTGTTCAGCAGCACTCATGCGACTGAACTTAGCAAACTCTGAATTATAGCTAGAATATTCATCAAAGTGATACATGCCTTGGAATAAAGCGTCAATCAAGGCATCAACCACATCAATTTTGAGCGTAGCTTTGTTCTTATCTACTGAAATACCATAAGCAGAATTAGTGACTATCGCATTTAACAACGCTTTTTCCATAACAGGGTCATCATATCTAGCTATCTTGTGTGTGGTAAAAGCGTCTTGCAGATACTTAGTGGGTTTAGCTAGGTTAGATGGCCATTGCTTAATGTTTTCTACTTGCCAAGTTGGAAAGTTAGCTATCAATGAGTCTTTAATATTTAATACTTGGTAGGAACCAGCTTCATCATATCCAAAGTAGATAACTTGCAAATTGTGGCGTTGAACAAAATTAACTAGCCAATTATAGACTTGGTCGGTATTGATGATACCGTCTTGATGACCTGTAATCGTACAGAAGCCACGTTTTTCTAACTCACGATAGTTGATACCATCTTGCTTTTCTTTGTTCTCGATACTGCCAGCGTGATTCCAAGGTATAAACGAATGTTGATACAAGAAATACTTGGTTTCACCCTCATCATTGATATATGGGAATACAAAGCCAAAGGCTGTGTTATCTGAAAATTGTGAGTAATCAAAGCCGATATAGACTTCACGACCATTGATATCAAAATCATCTGTAATTGACTCCTCAACACTTTGCAATGAAACATAACTGTCAGCAGATGATTGTAACCACATGTTTAGCGATTTGTTTTGAAACGAAAAGATGTTGCCAGCTAATTGGTCGGCGTCTTTTTCTGTTTTCAAATCAAGCATGAGTTTATTATGCTTGTCAGGCATATCAAGCAGCGGATTAGCTTTAACCCACATGTCCGGTTGCTCTGTTTCATTGATATCGTCAACCGCCCATATCAAGCAACAGTAAGTATCACCATCTCGTTTCCAGTCCTGTTCCATTGCAGTAATAATACGTTTTTCGTCTTGATGAAACGGAACCGTTGCGTCAGGATAAGCGGTTGATATTTGAATAAACTGTTTATCATTAACATCAACTTGACCAGATGTAATTTTAGAAATCTTATCAACGTCTGAAAACGCAGGGTCACCAAATTCATCCCCGATTGCTGTTTTAAAATGAGAACCATCATACTGACCTGATTCCCATGTAATCGCTTTGAGTTCATTGTTATTTGATGACATAAAAATAGAGTCTGACTTTGAAGCCAAACTCTTTAAATTGATGCCGTCTTCAACACCTAAACTAGACCACGGTTCTTGTTCCAACAAAACACGTAGCGTACTTTTGATATACGAAAGTATTTTGCTTGTCTGCTTAAAGTTTTTTGAAGTAACTAAATAATCTTGACTAGCTTCACCAATGGATTCAATCAAGAAACTATATACCGTTATGATCGCCATTAAGTATGTTTTACCCTGATGACGAGCAACTGAAACGATAGCCCTCGCATAGCGCTTATCACCGTCAGAATGTCGCCAACCTATCAAGGTAGCAAGAATGAATTTCTGCCAAGCCATTAATTTAACAGGCTTCAATGTTTTAACTTCGGGACATTGTGCTGCAAAGTTTAATATCGCTGTTACATCTTCAAGCGAGTAGTGATATGGAAAGTCTTTATCACCTTGGCGTTGCAAATCTCTTAGGTGTCTAAAACAAGCAAGCTTAATGTGATAGCCAGTGACATATTTTCCATCTAACACATCAAAAGCATAGCGAGTACCAGGGTCTTGATATTTGTCTCTAATGTGAGTGAAATCAATCGAACGATATGCACCGATAACATCATGCGTTTTTGTTAAATCAATTTTAATATCGCTCACCTCACTTTCCTAGTGCTTGCTTAATCAAATCGGCTGTGGAAACCTTACTATCTGGCTCCGGTAGCTTTAATTCAAGCAGTTCAGCACGTCCCTTAGGTGTTAACCCAAGCTCGCTGCCTAAAGCTTTTAATTTAACCGAAGCAGAGTCCAGCATTTTAACTGATGGATTGACCTTATAGCCAACAAAGTCAGTACCAATAACTTCACCAGTCACTGGATTAACAACCGTTTTGTAAGCAGCAGTCACTGCTTTGTTTTCAATCACGTGGTCATAAGCGGTTCTCATCATTTGATAATTGATACAAAACGCTTCAACCATTGTTTTATCCATTTCGTTCACGGTTGGATCTGATTTAATTAGTGGAACCAACCTACGCCACATATAACGAGCCGTCCCAGTTAGATACTTGGGTGGCTCATCAGGCAAATCTTTAATTTTACTCAAACAGCCACCTCCTTTCAAAAGTTAGGGTTACTTTAGCTACCACTTTTAAGCCTATTTTTGAGTCAAGAACCCTATAACGTTGCTAGATTAACCTTGTCAAGACCCCCCTATAAAAAATAATCGAAAATTGTTACTTTGACACAAGACGAGCCCTATGTGTGCGCTCTTCCTGTGACTTAAACGGGGCGGGGGTGTTTTTTTCTGACGGTTTAGTATCAATACACTTGCAACGTTTAAAACGCCTTAGAAACGATTTTAAAGCTATATTTATTACTTCGGTATCTGGTCAAGATAATTCATATAGTAATCAATCAGCTTAACTGTTGTGATTGGTGTGACATTGTTCTTAGTGAATCCGTCACTTGAACCATAGTACTTGTCTTCAAACTGGTCTTTCTTGTAGTGACACTTAGGACATATCACATCAAGGTTATCAATGTCTGTGCTCTTGTTAGGCTCAAACGTGAATGGCACCCTGTGGTCAACTACCTTAGCTGGTGTCGTTCTACC